CTAAAGATGATGTTGAGAATTATTCAAACGATGAATTAAAAACATCATTTAACCCACAAGCACAAGAAGATGAATTTAAGTTCTAATGTAAATTTTCTATTAGGTCTACAAGTTCAAATGAAGGTTAATCATTGGCAAACCAAAGGGTATGCTAGACATCAAGCTTTTGGTGGATTCTACGATGCTTTAGACGGATTAATTGATACTTTTGTTGAATCTGCAATGGGAAAATACGGTAGATTTGTATTAGATGAGGAAAACAAAACAATTCAATTAAATAATTTATCTGATATTGATATGAAAGGTTTGATTGTAACTGTTAGAAAAGCACTTGTACAGATGGAATTAGATAGTTCTGATACCGACTTATTAAATATTCGTGATGAAATGTTAGGAGAAGTAAATAAATTATCTTATCTTTTAACATTAGAATAACAAAAAAAATACTTATAAAATAGTTTAACCCAGATTTCCAAGTCTGGGTTTTTTTATGTATATTATCTTTATAAATGATTTTTTAATTTAAATTTTAATTTTATGTCTACATTTGATGCAGTACTTGCACAGTACGAGAAAAACAAAAACGCCGCAAGCGGTAACACAAACAAAGTATCCCAAGAGGATAGAATGAAGAAGTATTTCACAACAGTACTTCCAAAAGGTTCAAAAGGTGAAGAAAGACGTATTCGTATTCTTCCTACAAAAGATGGTTCATCTCCATTCGTTGAGGTGAAATTCCACGAAGTTCAAGTTGATGGTAAATGGGTAAAGTTGTATGACCCGGCACAAGAAGGTAAACGTTCCCCATTGAACGAAGTTTATGAAGCACTTATGGGTACAGGTGTTGAATCTGACAGAGAAACAGCACGTACATATCGTCCTCGTAAATTTTATATTGTTAAAGTAATTGACAGAGACCACGAACAAGACGGTCCTAAATTTTGGAGATTTAAACACAACGCTAAAGGTGATGGTGTAATTGATAAAATCTTCCCTATTTTCCGTAACAAAGGTGATATTACCGACCCTGAAAAAGGACGTGATTTGATTTTATCTTTGACTCTTACAAAGGCAGGTACAGGTAAAGAATATACCGTAATTAACTCAGTACTTAACGAAGACCCAGGACCACTTCACCAAGACGCAGATGTTGCTAAATCTTGGATTGAAGATGAATTGACATGGTCAGATGTTTATTCTAAAAAGGGTGAAGATTATCTTGAAATGGTAGCAAGAGGAGAAGTTCCACGTTGGGATAATGATTCCAAAAAGTGGGTTTCAAACTTAGTTGCTGAAGAAACAATAGGAGGTGGTTCATCAAAACCAACATCAGTTGTTGACCCACAAGAAGACGACGATGTAGATGGAGATTTACCATTTTAATCACTAACGGAGGGGTGGAGATAACGTCAGAAACCCCATTTTTAAATTTAATATTATGGCAGGTATAAAAAAGACCGATTTTTCGGCAATCAAAAAGAAGTTTTCAAAAGAGGCGGAATACAAAGCTGACCGTTTCTTTGATTTAGGTGATGCGTTTTTAGACGCAACGGGTATACCTGGTCCGGCTATGGGACATTTAAACATGTTTTTAGGTCATAGTGATACAGGTAAAACAACGGCCTTAGTGAAAGCGGCTGTAGATGCACAGAAAAAAGGTATTCTTCCGGTTTTCATTATCACAGAACAAAAGTGGAGTTGGGACCATGCTGAATTAATGGGATTCAACAAAGAAGATGATTTTTACTTATTCAATAGTGATTTTGAATATATCGAACAAATTACCGATTTTATTAATGAAGTATTGGATGCACAGGAAAAGGGTGAAATTCCACACGATATTCTTTTCCTTTGGGATTCAGTTGGTTCAGTTCCATGTAAAATGACTTACGATGGTAAAGGTGGTAAACAACACAACGCATCTGTTTTAGCCGATAAAATTGGTATGGGACTAAATCAAAGAATTTCAGGTTCACGTCGTTCAGATAAAAAATTCACTAACTCATTAATCATTGTAAACCAACCTTGGGTAGAATTACCTGACAATCCATTTGGTCAACCAAAAATTAAAGCAAAAGGTGGTGAAGCAATTTGGTTAAACTCAACTTTAGTATTCTTATTCGGTAACCAAAAAGGTGCCGGTACAACTAAAATTTCAATTACTAAAGATAAGAGAAAAGTTAAAATTGCAACAAGAACAAAAATCTCTATCATGAAAAACCACGTAAATGGTTTGGGTTATGAAGATGGTAGAATCTTAGTTACTGCTCATGATTTCATGAAAGGTAGAGACGATGTAGAAGAAAAGAAAAGTATTGAACAATACAAATCCGAACACGGAGATTATATCAGTAAAATGTTAGGCGTTAACGTTACAGACGCAGAAGATATTGAAGTTGTAACTGAGGATGAGTAATATGATAATTATAATTATTAAATGTCTGTTTTATTAGTAGATGGTGACAATTTACTTACAATTGGTTTCTATGGTGTTAAGAATTACTTCTATAAAGGCACACACATTGGAGGTATCTACCATTTCCTTAATACTCTTAGGAGAGCGTTTGAAATCTATCATTTAGATAAAATCGTTGTTTTTTGGGATGGAGATAACGGGTCCTTAAGTAGGAGAAAAATTTATTCTCATTATAAAGAAAATAGACGTTCTAGACTAAGGTCCGAAGAAGAACTTTTTTCATACAATTACCAAAGAGATAGAATTAAACAATATCTTGAAGAGTTATACGTAAGACAAGGTGAATTTGAATTATGTGAAACCGACGATTGTGTAGCCTTTTATGTACAGAATTCCAAAGATGAAAATATTATAATTTATTCATCCGACGGAGACTTAACACAATTAGTATCTGAAAATGTAAAAATATATAATCCTTCTCATGGTAAATTATATAAACAAAATGACATGTTTATATATGACAAAGAAGAGATTTTAATTGAAAACATCAAAGTTGTAAAGATGATGTGTGGAGATTCTTCAGACAACATCGCGGGAATAAAAGGGATGGGTGTAAAACGATTTTTATCTTTATTTCCCGAACTTAAAACACAACCATTATCATTAAAAGAAATAAGGGATAAGAGTGAGGTTTTATTTGAACAAGATAAACACAATAAGTTAGTAACAAATTTAATTACTGGTGTCACGAAACACGGTGTTTTTGGTGATGAATTTTTCGATTTGAATAACCGTGTTGTAAGTTTAGACGAGCCTTTTTTAACCGAAGAGGCGAAAGAAATCATATTATTATTAATAAATGAAAATTTAGACCAAGAAGGTAGGTCGTATAAAAACGCGATGAAAATGATGACCGACGATGGTATATTCAATGTATTACCTAAATCAGACGATTCATGGATTAAATTTTTAGACCCCTTTCTGAGATTAACAAGAAAAGAAAAAAATAAAATAAAAACAAAACCAATTAAAATTAAATCAAATGATTAGAGAAAACCAAAATCAAGAAAACATCACGAAATTCGAGTTTTTATTGTCTTTAGAAGGTAACATTGTATGTCAAAGATATTTCAATGTAAGAGACCATTATAAGCAATCAAGAAGTTCAATGGACCTTCACTATTATGTAAAAAATATTTGTGACCAAATTGAGGAAGATTTGAAAATAAAAAGTTCCAATTATCTATGTGAAAATCTAAATTATATCCTAAATTCCGAAAATGTGGAAGATAAGTTAGATGAAGAAAAAGAGCATTTTTTGTTGGAAATTAAGATGGGTGACGACGTATTTATTTCAAGAATATTTCCCGCATATCCTTATCACCCAAAGGCAAGGTATACGGTAGATATTCGTCCAAAATTGAAGATCATTTTGTCAGACTTAACTGACATTTTATCTTCAGATGATTTGGAGACAGTTTATCTAAATCATGATTTAAGTTACAAAAACTAATATATTTAAAAATTTATGGAAGAAAGGAATTTTGGTTATTTAGGATTTTCATTTCAACAGTCACTTATTAAAGCGATTGTTGAAGATAAAAAATATGGTGAAACAATTATTGATGTTATTGAAAGTAAGTTTTTTGATAATAATTCTTTTAAGTTTATCATGGAAAACATGAAGGAATTATATAAAACTTATAACAAAATTCCCGATTACAATACGTTGGCACAGAAAATTATGGCCGAAGGTGCTGGTACACAAACAGCTAAAATTAACATAGACACTTTAGAGGCAATAAAAAATAACGAACAACAAATTGAGTATGTTAAAGACACAGCTTTAAACTTTTGTAAACAACAAAACTTAAAAAGAGAGTTAAAAAGTGTACAGAGTATAATTGAGAGTGGTGAATTTGAGGCTTATAATAAAATCGAACAAATCATTCAAAAGGCACTACAAGTAGGTATTTCGAATGATGAAACAACCGATGTATTCCACGGAATTGACGAAGCTTTGGAACAAGATTTTAGACACCCACTACCAACAGGAATTGTAGGTATTGACAATCTTCTAAAAGGTGGGTTGGGTATTGGTGAATTAGGTGTTGTATTGGCACCAACTGGAACGGGTAAAACAACTTTATTGACAAAATTTGCAAACACCGCTTTTAATTTAGGTTATAATGTTGTACAGATATTTTTTGAAGACAATCCGGGTAATATAAAAAGAAAACATTACACAATTTGGTCTGACATTGCACCTGACGAACAACCTGAATTTAAAGATGAGGTTAAGAAAAAAGTGGATGAAGCACAATCTCGTTCAAAAGGAAGTTTAAAACTTTTAAAACTTGCAAGTGATAATGTTACAATTTCTGAGATTAAAAATAAGTTAAGAAAAATTAATTCAGAAAGTACAAATAAAATTGATTTACTTATCATTGACTACGTTGATTGTATTTCATCTGAAAAATCAACAAACGGTGAAGAATGGAAAGGTGAGGGTTCGGTAATGAGAAGTTTAGAATCAATGACCACTGAGTTTAATATGGCAATATGGACAGCAACACAAGGTAATCGTGAATCAATTTCGTCTGAAGTTGTTACAGGAGACCAAATGGGAGGTTCAATTAAAAAGGCACAAATTGCACACGTTATATTATCTATTGGTAAAACATTAGAACAAAAAGAACACAACTTAGCAACACTAACTTTACTTAAATCACGTATCGGTAAAGACGGTGTAGTATTCCAAAATTGTAAGTTCAATAACGAATATCTACTTATTGATACTGAATCACAAAATACACTTCTTGGTCATGAAGAACAAGAGGTTCAAAAGAGGGCTAATAGAACGGCTGAAATCTATAAGAAAGCCCAAGAAAAAAAGGCACTAATAAAATAAACAAAAAATAAAAGAGAAACTTAAAAATGCAGAAAGGTAAAAAGTTTCTGAGTGATCTTAAATTGCACTCAGATTATTTCAAATGGTTGAAAGAAGAAAACAGGTATGAAACATGGGAAGACGCATGTGAAAACATAATTGATGGTCATAGAAAAAAATATGTTGAGTTCAAAGATAACATTGAACCATATTTACAAAGTGCCGTTGAGAGTATGAAAGAACAATCAGTGTTAGCGTCACAAAGAAATTTACAGTACAGACACGAACAGATAATGAAACACAACACAAGAATGTTTAACTGTACGTCAGGACATATTGCACGTAATAGAGTATTCCAAGAGATATTCTATCTTGCATTATCTGGTTGTGGATTCGGTGGAGGTTTATTAATTCCATTTGTAAATAATTTAAGTAAAATCCAAAAAAGAACTTTAGGTACTAAAACTTTTTATATTGAGGATTCAATTGAAGGTTGGGCAGATTCATTAGGAGTATTATTATCATCTTACTTTGTTGATAACCAACCTTTCCCTGAGTATGCGGGATATGAGGTTAAATTTGATTATTCATTGATTAGAGAAAAAGATTTTAGCATTTGATATTATCTGTCATTCTGCAGACGCGGTATTATCAGGTGGAGTTAGACGTTCAGCATTAAATATGATTGTTGACCCTAACGATGATGAAATGATTCATGCTAAGACAGGAAATTGGAGAATGGAAAACCCACAAAGAGGTAGAAGTAATAATTCAGTATTATTATTAAGAAGTGAAGTTAAGAAAGAACAATTTGATTACTTAGTAAAACTTAACGATGGAGCAAATGACATTGGTTTCGTTTTTGCAAATAGTTGGTTTGATATGTTCAATCCTTGTTTTGAAATTTTAAAAATACCGGTATTAGACAATGTTGATTTTGGTAAAATACATTATGACGATGTTGAGGAGTATGTTAAAAATAACAAAGAAAAATTTGGTATACAAGGTTGTAACTTAACTGAAATTAATGCTGAGAAGTGTACAACAAAAGATAAATTTTTAAAAGCTTGTAAAGACGCGTCTATTTTAGGAACATTACAAGCGGGTTACACTAACTTCCCGTATTTGGGACCAGTGAGTAAAAAGATTTTCGAAAGAGAAGCGTTATTAGGTGTTAGTATTACAGGTTGGATGAATAATCCAAAATTATTCAATGCCGAATTATTGGAAGAAGGTGCTGAGATGGTTAAATCAACAAACAAAGAAGTCGCTGCGGTTATTGGTATTAATCAAGCCGCAAGAACAACATGTGTTAAACCTTCAGGAAATGCGTCTGTTGTGTTAGGAACTGCGTCAGGCATTCATCCTGAACATTCTGAAAAGTACTTCCGTATTATGCAATTGAATAAAGAAAGTAATACCGCTAAATGGTTAACAGAAAATATGCCATTCTTATTGGAAGAAAGTGTATGGAGTTCAACCAAAAGTGACTATGTTGTATTTGTACCAGTTGAAAATCCTAAAAATGGTTTATTCAAAAAAGATATGAAAGGTATTAAACATCTTGAATTAATTAAGTTGGTTCAACAACATTGGGTTAATGCTGGAACTAATCCTGAATTATGTACATACATGCCGGTAAATCACAATACATCTTGTACGGTTATTATTGACGATAAAGATGCAATTGTTGACTACATTTGGGAACAAAGAGATTTCTTTACCGCAGTAAGTTTCATTTCAGACTATGGAGATAAGGACTTCAACCAAGCACCATTTACATCAGTTCTTAATTTAGAAGAAATCGTTGAAACTTACGGTAAAGGTTCAATTTTGGCGTCAGGTTTAATAATTGATGGTTTACACTATTTCAATGATAACTTATGGTTAGCAACTGATACTTTGTTAGACGACTCAATTCCAATCACAGGAACAAGAGAACAAGTATTGTTGAAAAAATATTGGATTTCAAGAGCCAAGAAATTTGCAAAGAATTACTTTAAGAATGATTTAAGAAAGATGGTTTATTGTTTAAAAGACGTTCATTTGTTCTACAAATGGGAAACTATCACTCGTCAATTCAAAGAAGTGAATTTCGGTGAAATTTTAGATGAACCACAATATAAAGACGTTAGTGACTTTGCTGCTATGGCTTGTTCAGGTGCGTCATGTGAGATTACTAAAATATAATGAAACTAGAGGAAGGAGTAGATTACTATATAGATGAGAAGTCGGGGCTTATGGTCCTGACTTCTTTCTTTTTAAAGAAGAGAGGGTTTTGTTGTTCCAATGGTTGTGCAAATTGTCCTTATGACCCTCCTCACCTTATTAAAGGTAATAGTAAATTGAAAGAGGATTCATAACCATTTTTACATTATCTATATTTATATCATATGGCGGTAACGTATGGTATAGATTTTCCATTCAGAGAAAGTCAGAAAGGTGATTATTTGAGTATGACGGAGATTCCCGAAAGAGAAGTCCGAGCTAATTTGGTACATCTTTTATTGACAAGAAAAGGTAGTAGATATTACTTACCCGATTTTGGTACAAGAATATACGAATATATTTTCGAACAAAACGATATAGTGACCTTTAATCTTATCGAAGAAGAAATTAGGGAAGGAGTAAAAAAATATATACCAAATTTAGATATCAATTCAATTGATATAGTATCAGCTGAAAACGACCCCGATGAGGACGTAAAAACATTTTCAGAGACCGAAGACGAGAGATTATTCAGAGTTTCAAATTTAAGTAGTAAACCATATACAGCCAAAGTAAAAATCGATTATACGGTTAATAACGGTGCATTTTCAACAAGTGACTTTGTAATTATAAACATATAAGATGAGTAAAAAAATATCATACGCAACAAGGGATTTCGCTGGTTTAAGAAACGAGTTAGTTACTTTAACTAAAGATTATTATCCCGAATTAATAAAAAACTTCAACGACGCATCGGTATATTCCGTATTGTTAGATATTAATGCTGCGGTTGCTGATAATTTACATTTTCATATTGATAGAGTTTGGCAGGAAACAATGTTGGATTTTGCACAACAAAGACAATCTTTATTTCATATAGCAAAAACATATGGAATAAGATTACCTGGTGTAAGACCCTCAGTTGCTTTATGTGATTTTTCAATAAATGTACCGGTTAGAGGTGATAAAGAAGATGAGAGATATTTGGGTATTTTAAAATCAGGTGCTCAGGTTTCAGGCGGTGGACAATCTTTTGAAACAATTGAAGACATAGATTTTTCAAACCCTTTTAATAGTAAAGGAGAACCAAACAGATTAAAAATTCCAAATTTTGACGGTAATAATAGATTGATATCTTATACAATAGTAAAAAGAGAAGCGGTTATAAATGGTGTTACAAGAATATTCAGAAGAGTGATTAGTTCAGTAGACCAAAAACCTTTTTTAAAATTATATCTACCAGAACAAAATGTTTTAGGTATTACAAGTGTTATACATAAAGAAGGTACAACATTTGCTGGTAATCCAACATCAGCAGAATTTTCTGACACAACAAATAAATGGTATGAAGTAAAATCACTAATAGAAGACAAAGTATTTGTACCAGACCCAACAGGTGTTTCAGATAAAAATAATTTCAAATCAGGAACATATGTTCCTGTAACTAATAAATTTGTTACAGAATATACTCCCGAAGGTTATTTTTCATTAACATTCGGTTCGGGTACGGTGAATCCATTAGATAATTTGGATGAATATATGACAGGAAATATGAAAGTTAATTTAGCTTCATATTTGAATAACATGTCGTTAGGTGCGGTTCCAAAAGTAAACACAACTTTATTTGTAAGATACAGAGTTGGTGGAGGTAAAGATAGTAACTTAGGTGTGAATGTTATATCAAGTATTGACGATATTGAATTTAATGTACAAGGACCTAATTCAACTATTAATACACAAGTTATTAATTCGTTACGTGTAAATAATATAACACCAGCTGTGGGTGGTGCTGACCAACCGACAATTGAGGAAATTAGAAATATGGTTTCATATAATTTCTCAGCTCAAAATAGGGCGGTTACGTTAAATGATTATAAAACATTAATTGAAACCATGCCATCAACATACGGCGCACCCGCAAAAGTTAATGTGATGGAGGAAGATAATAAAATCCGTATTAAATTATTATCTTATGATGAAAATGGTAATTTGACTGATACAGTATCTAATACATTGAAAAATAATATTTTAAGTTATTTGTCAGAATATAAAATGATAAATGATTACATAGATATCGTTACCGGTGAAGTTATTGATTTAGGTTTAGAAATAGATTTGAATATAAATAAAAACGAAAGTCAAACAGACGTATTACAAGATGTGATAGAAACAACAACATCATTCTTCTCAATTGATAAACGTAAAATGGGTGACCCATTATTCGTTGGTAATTTAAGTAAAACAATCGGTTCGGTTTCAGGTGTTGAAAATGTAATTGATATTAGAGTGTTTAATAAAGTAGGTGGTGAATATTCGTTGTCTGAAGTTTCACAACAATATAAAAACACAACCACTAAGGAAATATTACAATCAGATAACACCGTCTTTATGAAATCGAATCAAATATATCAAATTCGTTTCCCAAATAAAGATATTAAAGTCAGAGTTAAAACAGTTAGTTCGACTACATTTTAACAACTTTTTTGATTATAATAATTGGAAAATAGGATAGTTTCTATTTATTATAAGAATGGTACAAAAACACAGAATTTCAACTAATATAGGGGTAGACCAGAAAGTTACTGTCGAACTAAAACAAGATTTCGACATGTTAGAAATTCTTTCTTTAAAATTTACCCAACAACAAGTTTACACTTCATTATGTTCAGATTATGGTGTTGTTTGTGGTAGAGTTACTGCAAATAATGGTTTTGGTGTTGGGAATGCAAGAGTATCAATATTTGTACCATTATCAGAAGATGACGAAAACGACCCTGTAATTTCGTCTTTATATCCATACAAGGAAGTGACGGATAAAGATGAAAATGGTTATAGATATAATTTATTACCATCAAGAAAACAACACGGTGGTCATGCAGAAACGGGAACATTTCCTGACCAATCTGACATATTAGGAAGAGAAGAATATCTTGAAGTTTATGAAAAATATTACAGATATACAGTAAAAACAAATACTGCCGGTGACTTCATGATTTGGGGTGTACCGGTAGGATTACAATCAATTCACGTTGATGTAGATTTATCAGATATTGGTTGTTTTTCTTTAAGACCGGCGGATTTCCAAAGATTAGGTGTTGGAGTTGACCAATTCAAAAACAAATACACTTTTAAATCATCTGAAGATTTAGACTCATTACCACAAATAATAAAATTTGATAGGAATGTAGAAGTTTATCCTTTTTGGGGTAATGAAGACTTGTGTGAAATTGGAATTACAAGAACCGACTTTGATTTATCAGAAAGAGGTGTTAATATACAACCAAAAGCATATTTGATTGGAGGGGTTTTTACTGATACCGGTAAAAATTCAGTTAATAAAAACTGTATCCCAAGAAGAAAAATGGGTAGAAAATGTGATTTAATCACAAAATCTGCAAACATTGAGGCAATCAGATTTATGCCAATTAAGGATGAACAGAACAGACCTTATTTAGAATATCTACCAATAGACGAGGATGTACCAGATGATGGTGGTTTTGTTTTACCATTGGAAATGAATATGGATTATGTCATTACCAATGAATTTGGTGAGAACGAATTAACAAACGACCCAAACAAAGGTATTCCAACTTCAGCATGTTATAGATTTAGATTTAATTTAAATGATAACGGATTAGATAGAACAAGAGCCAATGCGGATTTCTTGGTACCAAATATTAGAGAATTCCAAACAGGTTTAACTATAGATGATAGGTCATATTATTTCGGAACTGATTGGGATGGTTATCGTGATGAAATGAAAACTTTAATTTTAAATAATCAAAATGGAGAGTTTTATCCACAAGATTATTTTTATAGATTCACATATAACAAAGTTTATACGGTTTCATCTTTTCATAGTCATTTTTTAGGTGTTGATGCACTTTCAAAAGGATTAGCAATAACTGCAGGTGCGGTAACAGGAGGAATATACGGTGCGGCTTTAGGTTCTGTTGCAACAAAATATAACTTTGCAAATATAAATGAAATATTACCAACAGAAGAGGAAGATTGTAGTGATAAAGTAACCCCACCAACAAATTTTGGTGTACGAAATTATACATTTCAATTACTAATTGCCGATTTTTTACTTGTATTAGATTATGTTTTCAATTTGGTAACATTAGTTATCACAAATACAATTGCAAAATTATTAAGTGATATTGCAGAAATACTCGTACCTATTAGTCCTAAAGCTAGACCAATTAGAGGTGTTAAAAATAGCTTCATTGCAAATAACGGTGTTGCATTAAAATTAATAACTTATCCTGATTGTGAAGAGTGTGAGGCGAATGTTGAAGAAAATAACTGTCAATACTATGACACCTTATATGACGACTCATTAGTTACTGGTTATTTTGTTGAAGACCCAACTGTAACACAAGTGATTTCCTGTACGGGTGAAAGTTGTGTTAATACTAATATTTTACCTATGGTGCAGATTTTGGTGCTGCAAACACCTTTACACCAAGTAGAAGAAGCGAATTTAGTAATGGTGTATTTTATATAGTACCAGGTTCACAAACCAATAATAGATTAATCAAAATAGTTGGTGAATATTATAGAAGAAAACGTGTGGGTAAAATGTTTTGTGGTGGAATAGTTAATTATGGATTTATTGACAATTGGTTATCAGGTTCATTATATTTTACACAATTTAAAGCAAAAAAATTAACAAAATTGGCAACTGCAACTTCTGAGGCTGTTTTGAAATATTGTAGAAATTTAGTTTGGTTTGTTTTCGACCAAAGTAAATTTTATTACAGGTCGGCTAAGTTTAGTACAACATCAGGTTTTGACAGAGATAATTTAAATAGACCGACAACAATAGTTGATTTAGGACCAAGAGATGAATTCATTAAAGAAATTTGTATTGATGCAAAACTAGACCCAAATTGTTCGGTGGCACGTTCTATTGGTTCAACATCATACCAACCTTTAGGTGAATTGTTAGCATTAGCAATTAACTATAGGATGGATGTTGCAAACAAAAACGGAAACTTAAATTTATTTTTTAATAATAACGGATTCTATTCTAATTTAAATATAGGTAATGTTTTAGACGGAGATATATTACAATTATTGTCAACAAATAATGAAGTAGGTATCGAACAATTTGATTTAGAAAATCCGAAATACTTAGGTTATAGATTTGATATTTTAGATCCTGAAGATAATGAAACATTTTTTAAAGTTGATGGTGATTGGGGTCCACTTCCAGTTACGTTGGAATTAGATGAAGATGGTGACAGAGTAAGGTCTTGTTTAAATGAACCGGGTAGATTGGGTTGGGATTCCGAGACGTATGGTTCATCACAAACAGTTCCATTTTATTTGTGGAATAAAAAAGGTTCAGGATTTGGACCTGGAGGTACGAATAGAAGCAACCAATCTTGGGATTATGAAAGTGTTGTAACACAACCATTACAAGGTATGACATACGGTTATCAATTTACTGGTGGAACTAACGACCCTTCAGACAAATATTTGTTACTACCAATAACAAAAACAAATAATGGAATTACTGGTAGTACTAATTTAAATTTAACTGACGTAATCGAATTTGATGTTGTTATTCCATCAACTTCAACACACACAAGTTATGACGATGAATATCCAGGATTTAGTGTTTTAAAAAGTTCATCTAGTGAAGTAAACAATCCAACATCAGGAACACTTTATATTAGATGGGGTACAGCGGGAAATTGGCAAGAAATTCCGTGGACACCATCAACAGATTTAATTATACCAAGAAGACAAGATTATTATGGTTCGAATACAAAACAGATTTTATCTACACCATTTCAATTTTACTTTGGTTTATTGGCAGGTAAAACAGGAGTTGATAAATTTATAGACTTATATGGACCTAAAGGTGCGTTTGATTCACTTGAATGTGAAACATCATCATTAACACCAACAACATCACCAACTCCAACACCTACTGTGACAGGACCAACTTCAACTCCGACACCTACAGCATCGGGACCAACCCCAACACCTACAGAAACAGGTCCAACCCCAACACCAACCACAACACCATTACCTCAGGCATCCTTTTCAACTTCAACTATATATGCGAGTAGACCTGGTTCACCAACACCTGCCGGAACAACAACTGAAACAAGTGGAACAACAATAACTGTTATAAACGGTTCAGTTACATTAAAATTATCTACATGGGTAAACACTGGTTATAGATCTAACACCTCATTAACAATTGGTATAAACACATATTCACCTGGCGAATCTGGACAGGGTATGACAGGTGGAACTGGAATAGGTAATGCATCCTCAACCACGTTTACTTTAGGTGTGGGTACATATAACATAACGGAATGGACCGTGAGTGCAATTTCTGATGGTTCAATGTCAAATTAGATAATAATGAAACATTGATGAGAGAAGGTGAAAGAAATATTATATTAGACCTACCAACATTATTTGACGACGAAAGAAACCAATCCAAAACATATAAGATTTATGGAAAAATGAAAATGATTTTCAGAAATCTATATTATGGTAATAGTAATTACGATCCTTTATTAGAACATCTTTATTTATGTGTAGATAAAACCAAAAATGGTTTTATACCATATAATGAATTTGCGTTCTTAAGAGATGATGTTTTGAGAGAAGTTAATGACCCTTATACAGGAAACACAATGAATCTTTTTGTACCACAAAAAAGATTAGAAGGTACTAGACATACGGGACACACAATTACAACATCGATAGAGGCACCATATAAAAATTGGAATTTATATCTTAGTTATGTGGATTCACAGGATACAGGTTTTACAATGAACTATACATTTTCTGGTGGAACAAATTATACATTTGTTGCTGGAGACGGTATACCATTTAGAGTATATAATAATGGAAATTATTATACATTAATATCACCTGTTGAACATGGTATGTCACAAGGTGAATATATAACAATATCAGGTGGAACACTTAATAGTGGTATTAATCTAACGGGAAGAACTTTTTATATTGAAAGTGTTGGTAATGAATATTATAACTCAGAAAAGTATGTTGTGAATTTACAAAAAAATGAATTTGCATCTGGTTATACATTGAGTGGAGTGACATTTGTTTTGGGTAAAAGATGTTTAGATTTATTAAATATTTCTGGATCAACATCACAATACTTGGATTGATAAACAATTTACTGGTAATACCGAAACGAGTATTACACAAACGTCATTTACAAGTAATACTGGTACTACAGGTTTCTACAGCGGAAACACAAT